GTTGTCCATTCTATAATTCCATCGGTAGACGTTAATAATATTACAAAGGATTCTTTAGCAATAAAACCCCCCACCAAGGATTCAGCGGGTACACAAGTTAACGCTCAAGTAAATCAAATTCAAGTAATGAGAGCTGGTGTGCTGTATCCCTACAACTTCCCACTTGATTCTGAAGCACAGACAAACCAGGGTCTTGATAATGCATCCGTTCAAGCCAAAATTATGAAGCCTTATCTCAATAGTGTTTCTCTCTACCGCAACAGATACAATAAGTTCTGTCCTCTTACAAATATTGGATTGAATTCAAAGAACAGTCTTGCTGGTGGCACACCTGACCCTCTTTCAGACCAGAGCGACCCACACAGTGTGTTTGGACTCGGTGTTCCGCTTGGCGTTGACGCTCAAGCTACATCGTATTCAAATCGTGAATATGCACTCCAAGTCAAATCAGAACTCGACGATGTTTTAGCCAATTCATTGTTTACCTATGCTCGTGTGAAAAACGTCGCTTCTTATTCTCCCGCAGGAATCTCTGTGATTGAATAAAAAAAGTTTTAAAAAAAATATATTTTTTTTTGTGAAGTTGTAGATTAAAAAATATATTCTATATATAAAACAAAACAATGAACAAACGAGATGATGTCCTTGGCGAAACTTCGGCTGTACCAGCCACTATGTCAGTAACTAGTACTGTTGAACACCCTGTATCATACGGAAAAGGAGGTACGAGTGCGAAATGGATATTAAGAAACGAAGGTATCCTTTCTAGAGACTCCACTCTGTCATTTCAACTACTTGTAGAAGCTGCAAATGATAAAAAGGGATTCTTGCCCATCAATTGTGGTATATGGTCGCTCCTTAAAGAGGCTAGACTCTCTGTTGGAGGCAAAAGGATTCACGATATGCACGATTTGGCTTATTTTCGTGCGATGACTGAATCTTACAATACTCCTTCTTATAGAAACAATAGAGTTCGAATATTACGAGGTATAAATAATGTGATGATTCCGACGGCTGTCGGACCCACTAATGCCAATGCAGGTACTTTTGTTCCTGCGGGTTCTCGCATTGTAAATGAAGACGAAGCAGAACAAGATTACCAAATGCAACTTCGTTCAAGCAAAGAATTGTCACCAGAATGGAGTTTACCACTTCGTGCAATCTTTCCAATACTTGAAAATATAGAGTTACCATTGTACTTAATGAAAGATGAGGTTAGCATTGAACTGGTGTTCAATACGCAAACAAATGTGGACGCTGCTGTATCAGGAACTGGTACTCTCTGCTGTTTTGAGAATTCTGCTCTCAATACACCAGTTCACGGCTTCTGCTCTCTTGTAGAAGAGTCCTGTCTTTTGTATCAGGATACAATATACTACAACAACGAAAAAGTTGAGGAATTGACAAAAGCCGTTAATGCGAAAGAAGGTTTTTTCCTTCAGTTCACCGATGTTCTTCAAAATGTATCAAGTCATCCCGCTCTTAATGCCATTACAATTCTTGGAGAAAGCACGACGCTTAACAATCCCAAAAATGACAGGGTAGCAGTGAGTGGGCATAAAATTAAGAATTTATTCTGGGGATGGTCTTGTAATTCGTGGCAACCAAGTACAAATCCTCCTACCAACCCCCCTTGGCGTTTCTACGACCAATGGTGTGGCAAATACGCTATGTCAGCTACTCGTAAAGAATCAACTTTTGATATACGGCTAAATGACAGACTGCTTCTTGCAGAACCTATGTCGTCTGAAACAGAAAAGGCTATGGAGGCTCGTAATGTATACGACAGTCCTGTTTGGCTAAACCAGTCTCTTTATGGATATAATACACAGGTTACAAAATCTGGCGTGTATGATGTAGACCCAAACGCATCACAGCTCCCAGATACAAATTACAAACTATGGGGTGGCTTCCAGGATGCAACATACCTCGCTGGAAGACAACACTTCTGTGCGATACATATGGGTAATGTAAGAGGGTCGGATAATGATGATTCTACTCTCGTTTCTAGTAAGCCAATTGAAGTTTTACATAGTGAAATCCCCGTTTCAAGTGCAAACAATTTCAATAGAACCTGCCGATACTACGCAGAATGCGTTAAACAGTTCGGAGTACAGGACGGAAAGGTTGTTTTGATGATGGGACCAGCCGTTGTAGCTAATTAAATATATGTTTTATATATATAAAATGCCACCGTTACCTGAAATCCCGACTTGTCCAAGTGTATGGATACAAATATTGAATGATGCCGTAGAAGCATACATAAAAAGCATTGAAAAACTAGAGCCTATTTCTGAATAACAAAAAAAAATATATTTTTTTTTGTTATTTAAAGTAAATGGACATCGTCCAAGCCTTTGAAGACCCTATATTTGCATCAGTTGTATTTCTATTCTTTTTTATAACTTGCATTATATGTTATCGTCTAAAAATGGAAGAGAGAGCAAACAGAAGACGAATCGTTGTATCAGAACCAAATATAGTCCCAATATCAATCCAATCAGAAAACTGATTGTGCTTGGCTTTGATGTGCTGCCGTATTTTCTGAAGGAGCAACGATTGTCGAAGCCCTACCTAATGCTCGTGTATCCTCATTCAGTTTTGGAACTGGTGGCGGTGGTTTGGGGTCTGGTTTCTTCTCGTGTTTCTGTCCTCCACCGAAAAGTTCAAATAAACCTGCAGCGATTGCTGTTGCTGCCAAAACAGCGACTGTTACCTCGGGACCGCCTACGCTACCTTCCGCTGCCGCCTCTGCGCCCCCTTCCAATATAGCGTCTGTCGTTAAACCCTCTGCCAAGTCTTCACCCGCTGCAGCTTCACCCTCTGCAGCACCACCAGGCAGTACCGTGGGATATACACCTTCAGCGAGAGCAGCTCCTGATTCATCAGCCTGTCCAGCTATTGATACATCCGCTTCGTTTGCGGCTGCTTCTGTCTGTGCAGATTCTTGTACAACTGGCTCGGCTGCGTGTTGGGCTGAACTACCAGCCTCACCCGCTGCATCATATCCAGTTTCTGGAATCTCTTCGGGAGGTGGCAAACCACCGTCATTGTCTAGCGCCGAGTCTAATCCAGCATCCTGGACTGCAAAAGTCTCAACAGGTTCTGCTACAGTTCCCCTTGCAAGAGGAACTTCAGCGGGATATGTTTCTACAGCCTCTGCTTCTAAAGACGCTGCTGGTAATTCAGAGGCAGGACTTGCGTCCGCCAATCCCATAGTTTCCAATTCAGTACCCGCTTCGGGGGCTGTAGCCAGACCGTCTTCTGCGGATGATTCTACCGCCATATTTCCCTCTCTTGCTGCACTATATTGAAGATTAGCTGCTGCATTCATCTCTATCTCGCCCCCTGGACCAAACAAATCTAAAACAGATTGTCCCAAATCATCAATTGGAGCGTCTGCTTCTGCTTCTGCTGTTTCAGGAGCTAAATTTGCACCCGTTATTTCGGTGGATTCTAGACCTTCAGCGTCTTGCGCACCAAAATCCTGTTCTGTTTCCTGTGGTATTTCTTGGTCATCTGCTCCTCTTATTTCCTTCGTTTCTACTGCCTTTCCACCTAAACGCTTCAAACCTGCTTTTGCTAAACCATAACCTGCCTTTACAGCTGGTAATCCAGCGAAGCCAATCAAGCCCTCACCGATTTGCCGAGCTGTATCGAGCTTCTTCTGATATTCTTGATATTTTTCAAATGCTTTTACATTGGCGGTTTGAGCCAAATCTTTACCCTTACGAATTGCTTCATTTCTTAATATCTCTGCATCGGCTTGAGCTCGTTGCCCCCTCTGATTTAAGCGTTCGGCTTGTTCCGAGAAGCTGTTGATGCTATTCAAAAAATTCTGTGTATTCGTCGCTGTCATTTGCTTTTATATTATAATATATATTTTCTTTTACCCGATATTTAATAAAAATTACTTAAAGTTAGATTAGCGAATTTTTTTTTATTTTTATATATTAAAAAGAGAATGTCAGACGATTTGAGTATATTGCCCCCAGATAAGGATTTATTCCTTGAAAAGAAGCCTGTTAGTCAGAAGCAAAAACTACATCTCGAAAAAGCTCGTCTCGCTGCAAAACAAACTATAGAACGGCGAAGGGCATTGGATATCGAAGCAAAGAAGAAATTGGCGGAAGAAGAGGAAAAAGAGAAGGAGAAGGAGGAAGAAGAGGAAGAAGAGGAAATTGTTGTTTCTAAACCATCTAGAAAGAAAAAAGAGGTGGTGTTAACCGAGGAAGAAGAGGAAGCTAGAAGATTCAACAAATTTATGGTAAATATGAATAAATATGAGAAACTTAAAGAAAAAAAACTTAAAGAAATTGAAGAGGCAAAAAAAATACATATGAGTTTTACTCCTGAACAGCATCAGCATATTAGAAAACTTTTAGAGCAAGAACAACTTGCTAAAAAGCAACTAAAAGCGGTAGACCCTGTTAAACCTAAACCAGAGGAGAGTGTTCAGGATACCAGAGTAAAACGAGTCTTGGGTGGTTCTGCTCAAGTTTCACGATTTGGCAGATAACATATTACCACACCAATCTGATATGGCATTATTTACAGCCTTTTTTGTCAGTTTCTTTCCATTTTTTTTAACTGTTATTGATATTTCAATACTAAATTTATCTTCATCGTCATCAGCATCAGATTCGGGTTCTTTTTTAGCCCTTTTATCTCTGGCAGCTTTTCTGGCTTCAGCAACTATATCTTTGGGGTTTGTCATTTTATTATATATTTAGAAAAAAATATTCGTTAAATTAACTTATACATTTTCGTTGTGTTCGCAAATTTTTTTTCCGAACGTATAATAAAGATATGGCATCACCACTTTTCCAAAAAGAAGACTATACTTGCCAAGATTGTCTCGTTGAGAGAAATGTAGACAAAGAATATGCTCCGCATCATAAAGCAATTCTGTTAAAAGAGTGTTTATCAACCTTCTGTGGTAAAGGGGAATTACCTACATTGGATGAATTTGTATTCGAGGAAAATACAGAGGAAGAAGATGATTACACGAGATGTATATGTAGCCAATTGATTAAAAACTCATATTTTATAAAACACAAGGAGACTGGTATTCGGTTCAAAATAGGCTCTGATTGTTTTCAAAAACTATTCGGGAAGGCTCAATGTGATGAAATACACTTTTTCAAGCCTCT